TTGATCATATATCTGCTCCAGATATTCCAGTATGGATTGCTATTAAAATGTCTTGTGCAGTTCCATTTGTTTTTCAACCAGTAGAACATCTTGGTAAATTATATGTAGATGGGGCGGTTATAGGAGATTTACCACTTGGTTTAACAGATAATTCAGATGAAACCGTAATTTTCAATTTACAAGATAATATTGAACCTACGGATATTTATACATATGTTTGTTCTCTAATTAGATGTGTTCAACACGAATCTTATAATTATGCTATAGATAATTACCCAAAATCTTGTTTCTTTTTTGATTTATCTTATACTGATTTTATGACAGATGATAAAAAAAGTATCGATAGTATTAAAACTTCACATTTATTTGAAAATAATAAAGTTAAAATAAAGGAATTAATGGTAAATCACTTAAAAGAAGAAGTATCAACAGAAGAACAAGTAGAAGTTGAAAAGGAAGTAGAAGTTGAAAAGGAAGTAGAAGTAGAAGCAATCAATCCAATTATAAATAATACAATAACTATTAATGATAATGAATCATAATTTTAATTCTTATTATTATTATTATTATTATTATTATTATTATTATTGATAATATCTATTATAGCAAATGGTGTTGCCATAATAATTGAAAATAGAATATCGCAATTAAAATCTGGACTTAAAGAAGGAACTTTCATATCCCAACTATTAGACTTTAATAATAATTGTTCGAATGCTGTATAATTTGTATTATTTATTTTTATATTATTTCTATAAATTATTCCTTTTTTTTCATTGTTTTCTATTTTTGCCATATTTCCTAAAAAATTAAGATACATTTTACCCCAATTGGGTGATGTATATACAAAGGCAGTAATTGATAAAAAATTTCTATAAGACATTATATAAAGTTCTTTATATTATATTAAAATCAGGTTATTTTCTTTATTTATTATAAAGAACACCTTAGAAAATGTATAATCAATTTAAATCTATGATGAAGGATACAAATATGGAAAATTATATTAAATCTATGATGTCAAATGAATCTGTTAATATTATGCCATATGTGTCTGATAATAAAAAAGAAGAAGTTGCATTAAATAATATTACAAAATTAATTGATGAAAAAGACAATTACATTAACGATTTATCTAATCAAATAACCGAAAAAAAGAGTATTCATACTGAATTATCAAAAAATAAAACAAAAAATGAACAACAAATAAAACAAAATCTAATTGAAATAAAGGCATTATTATTAAAAAAACAAGAAAGTATAGAATTAAAAAATGAATATATTGATAAACAAAATAAATTAATTAAAAACTTAAAAGAATCAAAATAATAATAATAATAATTTCATAATTTCATAATTTCATAATTTCATAATTTCATAATTTCATAATTTCATAATTTCATAATTTCATAATTTCATAATTTCATAATTTCATAATTTCATAATTATGTCTAACCAAGATGATGAGTTAGAAAAATTATTAGAATTTGATAATCAACTTAATAGTAAAAATGATAATTTAAATGAAAAAACAAAGAATGTAGATAAACATATTAAAAATATTAAAAGCATAAGTAATTTAAAAAATTTTAAAACAGAATTCATATTTAGATTACAATCCAGAATTGAAAAATTAAATAGAAGATTAATTATAGTTGAGTTAAAATATTATGATTATAAAAAATATTATGATGGGTTTTCTTTATTTATAATTTGTCTTTCTGCTTTTTTAACAATATTTGAAGCTATTAAAAATGATATTAATATAGAAAACCAAGAACCCGTCACAAGGGATTTTTTAAAGATAACTCCAATTGTTATATCTACATTGATAGGTTTAATCGCAGCAGTTATTAAATTTAAAAAATACCAAGATATAATGGAAAATATTGCTAGAAGCATAGAAAAGAGTATATTTACTACATTTAGAATGAAAAAATTAAAGGAAGAAATATATTATATGAATAATGAAGATATGGAAAAAACAAAACAGATATATTTAGAAGAAATATTTACATTATATAATCAAACACAGGCAGAATTAGAAAAGAATATTGGTTTTACTGATATTATTAAATATACTAATAAAAAGAATAAGTCTAATATAAATGCTTACATAGACCAATTAAAATTATATATCAAAAAGAAAAATATTAATAATAAATATATTAAATTAGGACTTGAAAATACAGAAATAGAATCACTAGAAGTATCACAAGCATTAGAAGATTTAGATTCAACTGAATCTAAAGAAGATTGTAAATCAATTAAAATTGATATAACGGAAGATGATACCACTGAATCAAAATTTAGAGAATCATCTATATAATTTTTATAATTTTAATTTTTTTATTTTTATAATTTTTTATTACTTAGTAACACTTTTAATAAAATTCATTACACCAGATAATGATCTATCTCCTTCGTGTGTATCAATTTTACCGGATTGAATACACTTAATAGTTGGAAATCCGTTCACACCATATTGTTTGCTTAAAGCTTTGGCGGCGGGATCATCTCCACCAGCATCAACTGCAACCGCTGTTACGACTTTACCATTAATTTTTTTACCACCTTTTAATTCGGATTCAATTTTCGCCCATTCAGGTTTAAAATCTTGGCAATGACCGCACCATTCTGCATAAAATAGAGCGACGGTTGCTTCATTACCTTTAGGTTCAATACTATCTACAAAAGGTTCAACGGAATTACTCATATAAAGAAAGAAATATAGAGCAATTAAAGCAACGGCACTTACAATTAGTATTGTTGTATCACTAACATTTTGAAGTCCAACGGATTTCTTCACAGATTTAACAGATGATTTGACACTCATTTTATTATTATTAATTATTATTAATTATTATTTATTATTATTTATTATTATTTATTATTATTAGTATAGTTTTACTATTATTAGAGAAAAAAGAAATAATATATCTTTTACTTTATTGTTAGATTATTATTACATTATTATTACATTAAATTATCAAAAATAGATAATTTAAGAATTACTTTTTATTAAAAGTAAAAGATCAAAATAAAAAATCATTAACAAAAAATTATTAACAAAAAATCATTATGGAAAACCAAATATTTAATGATATTATTGTAGATACACAATATGGAGATTGTGGTAAAGGTAAAATTGTAAAATATTTAGCAGATTTAAACAATTATCAATATTGTGTTAAACCAATTGGTGGAGCAAACGCAGGACATACTATCTATCATAATGGAATAAAACATATAGGTCATCAAGTTCCATCTGTTATGGTTAAGAACGCTTATTTACAAAAAGATGAGAATCCTATTATTTGTGTAATTGGACCAAATTGTTATGTAGATTTAGAAAAATTAGATAAAGAATTAACAAGTCTTGAAAACTTGACTAAAAGCAATCTTAGAACATATATGAAAATCGCATATAATGCTCACGTTACATTACCAAAACACATTGAAGATGATAAAGCAAATGATATGTCGGGTTCTACCCATTGCGGTATTAGACCAACCGCAAGAGATAAATATGATAGATGTGGACAAAGAGTAATTGATTTTGCTGATAAAAATGGAAAAGTATATGGGTGTGATATAGTTAATACATTTGAATTATTAAATGATTTAGAAAATCCAACAAGAGGAGTATTATTTGAAGGTTCTCAAGGTTTTTGGTTAGATATTAATTGGGGTGAATATCCATTCATTACATCGTCAGATTGTACTAGTGCGTCTGTTTCATCTTGTGGTATGCCTTTAAGTAGAATATCTCGTATATGGGGTGTTGCTAAAATATATGAAACTTATGTTGGTGCCAATTCATTTCAACCAGAAGATGATGAAGATTTGAAAAGAATTCAGATTGTTGGAGAAGAATTCGGTGCTACAACAGGAAGACCTCGACAATGTAATTGGTTAAATTTAGATAAGTTAAGACAAGCAATTATTATGAATGATGTTACTCATTTAGCATTTAATAAATGCGATATTATAGAAGAAATTGGTGTTTTTAAATTATACCATAATCAAAATTTAATACAATTCAGTAATTTATTAGAAATGAAAGATTATATTAATCAGATAATAAAAAAATTTAAAGAAAATATAGAAATTATTTATTCTTATTCAAAAGAAACATTATAAAAATATTTATCTATAGTAATAAAGAAATATTTAAAATAGTTAAGAAAATCGTAATGGGCGCAAATAATTCTAAAAAAGGAAAAATGACAGATAGAGAATACAGAGATGCATATATTAAAATATTAGAAACCGCACCATCAAGAGGAGGACAAGAGGCTCCGCGAAAAGTTATTGATGATGTAGAAACTGCTAATATTGCTACAATAAAAGCAAAAGTTAATAAATTTCATAATACTCAAAAGAAAACAAAGAAAAGTAAAGAAGAAAAGGGTAAGCGTTCAATGGAAGATTTAAAGCAAATATACAAAAAACTAAAAAGGAAACACGAAGGTAAAAGTTGTTACAAAGAATATAAAGGACCATTAAAATGTAGTAAAATTTCAAATGCTGAACTTGATAGCAATATTAAAATTTTCTTAGAAACAAGAAAAAAATTAGAAGCTGCTGTTATTAGATTAGAAACTTTAGATGAAAAAGTAAGCAAAAAAAGTAATAAAACTAAGAAAACTAAGAAAACATTAAAAAAGTAAGAAAAGAAATATTACTCATTAATCAATTACTTGCGTTTTGTAATGTATATGTTCTGGCGGTTTGATTAAATTCTTCTCTATTTTCATTATAAAGTTGAGCGGCTCTAACATCTAATGGGTCGTCCGCATTTGGATCGGATAATAGAGATGAAATGCTTAACAAAACTTTGTTAATTGTTAAAGCAGGACTCCATTGTTTGTCTAAAATATCTAAACAAATATTTCCATAACGATTAATATTAGGATGGAATATTCGAGTTATAAATTTAATTTTCGGGGGTTTAAATGGATAATTATTAGGAAAGTGAATTTCTAATTTAAAAACACCGCCTTCATATGGTGTTTTTTCAGGTCCAATAATAGTTGCTTCCCATTTATATAAATCATCATTAACTGGTCCAGCACTACAATTAGATGGTGGGTCTATTTTAAATTCATTCAATTCTTTATTAATTCTATTTAAACTCATTTTGTATTTTATTCTTTATTATTTTTTTGGATTTATATTATTTATAGTATTTATATTATTCTAAATTTTATATTTTAAAATATATCAAATTACTAATAAAAACTTTATGTTTTCTTAAATATTATTAATATTAAATTTGATTGAATATATATATTTTAATATTTTTAATATTTTTAATATTTTTAATATTTTTATGATATATTAAATTAAATACTGATATCACTTTTCAGTTTTCAGTTTTTATTTTTCAAATGAAAAACCAAACAAAATATCAAATCAGAAATAATATATCAAAGTCTGAAAATATAATAGGAATAGTGAAGAATAATAAATTAGTTAAATCAAATATAAAGACAGATTTAAAGAAGAAACAAATAAATAAGAAAGAAATAAATAACAAATATAAACAATATATTTCTGATATCAAAAATATAAACAAAAATATAAACAATAATTCTAATGAATTTGATATCAAAATGAAAAAAAATAAAACAATACAGATTAATAATGTATATTCAAAAAAGAAAATACCTAAAAAAATAAAAGAGCAGATATGGATTAATTATAATGGTGAAAAATATAGTGGAAAATGTGCAATTAGATGGTGTTCTACTAAATTAAATGTTTGGAATTTTCAAGCAGGGCATAATATTCCAGAATCAAAAGGTGGAAGTATAGAAGTAGATAATTTAGTTCCGATTTGTGATAGATGTAATCTAAGTATGTCTAATACCTATACAATAGATGAATGGAATCAAAAAGGTTCAACTACTGAAAAAATAACATTATCTAATAAAATAAAAAATATTATTATAGGAATACCAATTAGTATATATGCTGGATATTTATCTTATTCATTAGGTTTCTTAATATATATTTCTTAGTCAGGTGGAAATCTACAAAATACTTGTTTCTTATAATTACCTCTTTTATTATATGTTTTTTTTTTAGTTTCTTTATGTATTATTTCTGATAAACGATATTGTTCTATATTGTCTGTTTCAGATAACCTAATATTAATTATTTCTCCTGATTCATTTGAATTTATAATAACACCTTCTAAAGTGCTATTAAGTTTATTATTTTCTCGTTGTTTTTCTTTATAAATTTTTGTTATTTTAGATATCTTGCGTCTTTTCATATTATTTAATTCAACTTCATTATCTAACATTATTTGATTTGGATATTCTTTAACTAATTCTTCATCGTTCAGTTTTCTTAATCTTTCTACATCATCCCAGAATTGTTTTAATTTAATAAATATTTCTTTATCCCAGAATTCATCATCTTTTTCAATAGTTTGAATTGATATATTATTTAATTTCCAAGCATAAAATGTTATAAAACTATAACCATCTTTTTCTTTTTCCCTCTTCGTTTCAATTATCCATTTGTTTATTTCATCTTTTTTGTAAGGAATATGAATTGGATAATTTATACCTATATGAGAATCTCGTTCATCTGGATTTGTTGCGTTTTTCTTTAAATAAATCAATACCCCTTTTTCTTGCCCATCACTTGCAAGATTAGATATTGGAATATTATGATTTTTTATATAATCATCAATATTAATAGAATCGTCTAATTCATCTACATTTATAACGTCATTTAATAATTCATCCAAATCTTCATAATGTTCTTTGTTAATATCAGTTTCAATAAATTCACATAATGGTAATCTGGCAACCTGCATTTGTAACTGCATCTGCATAGAATAATCCTTGCTGATTACTCCATCTATTTTACGACTATATGGATTTTTAATTTCAATCATTCTGTAAGCTTTAGATATTTGCTCTAAATTATCTGGATTTGATATATTTGTAATAATACCATCTGGAGATGCTGCTAAATAATCAATTGTCGGATGAGGAAGACAACCATATTCACTAATTTTAACTTGATATCTACTTTCGTAAATAGCAACAGAACTATCCTCCAAAAGTATTCCATGAATACAAGCAACTCCGGTTCCTCCACTGGAAGGTATTCCTAACTTTTTTAATAATGTACTAATTTTTGTAGAATTATTTCTTAAACCCATCGCATAAGCACATTCACTGGCAGTAATATATTTCATTCTCTGTTCATACCATTCTTTTGTTCTTTGTTCTGGGACTTCTATTTTATTAATTCTATCAATTTCAACTTCTGCGTATTTTTCAATATGTTCATCATTAATATATTTTATTAAACATTCTTCAAATGTATTTCTAAGTGTTAAATAATAATCAACATCATCAACATTATCAAAAACATCATCATTGGTTTCATTTATATTTTGTAAATCTAAATAATAGTCTTCTACTTTTTGATATAAAATGTCTTGGTGTAATTTAATAGTTAATTTGTATGGTTTTAATTTGAAATCATCGATATAATCGGCAATGATAATTGGTATATGGTCCTCCATATTGGAAAGTTAATTATTATTTTATTATTTTATTACTTTATTACTTTATTCTTAAATAAGAATATAATTAGTAAATATTATACAAATCAATTTTAAGTATATTAATTATAATGAAAAATAAATAGGTAAAATTTAATAGGTAAAAATAAATAGGTAAAATTAAATAGTAGTTCCGTGTGATCTGGAAATTCTATCACGAGATTTTTCAAACAACCAAGAGTTTTCAGTAGGTTCTCCTAAAATAGTATGATTACTGAGGTCATTTGTTAAACCAGCACATCTTCCAGACTTGTTCGCATTTTGGTAATATAAGAATCGGGCGTGTTGATTTTCGTGCATAACATTGTTAATTAAACCGTTTAATTCTTGTCTTTCTTGAATTTGTGCTGGAAATATTTTTTCTTGTAGATTAAATTGTTTATCACAATCTACTGGGCCTCCATTCTCTTTGCTATCTTTACTCATTTTACATGACTTGAATAATCCAAATGGAATGCTGGATTCATTAACTCCCATTACAACATTATCGTTAGATTTAATAAGAGTATCGTCAATAATAATATTATCATTATCTCTTTTCATATCTGTTTCATCAAAAAATATTTTTGTTGGGTATGGTTCCGCATTAGCAAGTGTAACAGATTCAACTTGTGCTTTTATTTCTGATATATCATCATCACTATATGGAAGTTTGCTTCCTGCTTTGTTAGGATTATCTTCCTCTATAATATAAAACACAATGATTAAATGTTTTGTAGGTCCATTAACTCCAACGTGCGGTTTTGCGACAAATAAATCAAGTGTATATTTAATAGCAGGTTTTCCACCTACATTGGCAGATTCATTAACACTAATCTGGTCAAAATTAATAATTTGATAACTCTCATTTGATTCTATATTTATATTTTTAATTACTTTTTTAGCAATAGAGTATGCTACCTTTTGATGACGAGGTTCTGTAATAACACTTTCCGTGCTACCATCTGATAAATTCGCATAACCCATTACTCTTCTTTTAAGAGAACTGAATTCTTCTCTTTTTTTATAGTTTGCTAAATAAAGTGTAATTATTAATATCACTAAGGCAACAACAATTAAATTTTTTTGATACATATTATCTATTTTAATTATCTATTTTAATTATCTATTTTATTTTAATTTATCACTATTACAATTACTATTACTAATATCAAATATAATTGTAAAATTATTAAAATTATTAAAATTGATTTAACTTTCAATTATTTAAATGATATTATAATATTAAATATTGATGTAAATATCAATAGAAGATGCAGATTATTTGGAAGTTATTTAGTTTAAATACTACATCTGATATTAGTTGGAAAAATAATATATTAGAAGTAAAAGATCATATAGATTTTATTATTACAAATTTAATAGAATATGAATGGGAAGCATACACAAATATTTCAAAAGATTTAGACGATTCTTTATCAGAAGAAAATATATTAAATCAATATTTAGAATCTGATTTTAATTTTAAAGAAAAAGATTATCAAAGACAATTAATAGTATATCCATTAGTAGATGACTATAAAAAATATAAAAATAAAAAAAAATGTATTGCTATAGTATTGATATTTTTATTGGGTAAAATTAGTAAAAAAACTATATCCAATAATTATAGAATAATTACACCAATTAATAAGAAAGATAAGAAAGATAAGAAAGATAAGAAAGATAAGAAAGATAAGAAAGATAAGAAAGATAAGAAAGATAAGAAAGATAAGAAAGATAAGAAAGATAAGAAAGATAAGAAAGATAAGAATATGTATAAAGTTAATCTTTTAAAACGTATTAGCAATATTAATACTTTTAAATTTAATAATATTAGAACTATTGCGACAGATATTGATAAAAAAGGTATTAATTTTGATTTAGACAATATTATTGATAAAACAGAAAGTCAATTTAGAAAAATACAAATAAATATTAAAGATTTTGGAAAAGAAAAGTTTAATTTGGGAATGATTAAAAATAAAGACAAAGACCAATCAACTAATATAGATAATCTATGTATAAAAGATTCGGTTTAAGATAATAATGAAAATAATAATATTTGTAATGGTGATAGTGATTAAAATATTTATAGAGTAATTTCATCTTCAAATTCAGAAATATTAAAGTCAATCTCACTACCTGAATCACTTCCACTGGAACCTTTACCAATTAAATCTTCTAATTCCATATTCATTATATTTTTAGTATTTTTAGTATTTTTATTATTTTTATTATTTTTAATAGATTTAGTAGATTTATTATTTGATGATGGTAAAACAGATAATGGAGTAGATTTACTGGAATTAGATTTACTGGAATTAGATTTATTGGAATTAGATTTATTGGAATTAGATTTACTGGAATTAGATTTTTTAACTGTATTATCCATTAAATTAGGATTATAAATTTGTGGTTCGATACGTGTAAGATTATTGATTGAAGTGCTATTTTCAGATTGTGATGCTGAATTGAAACTATTATTAAAATTTTCTCTCTCATTTTCCATAACCTCCAGATGATTTAGTTGATTTTGGTCAATACTTGTATCTAATGGAAATATATCAACGTCATCATTATCATCATTATCATCATTATCTGTATTTTGAGAACTTTCTGGTTCATACTCATTGTTATCTTCATTAATAACTGGCATATTTAATGGCATCATATGTAATAAATGACTTTTATTTCCATCATTTCCATCATTTCCATCATCCCCATCATTTCCATCATCCCCATCATTTCCATCATTTCCATCATTTCCATCATTTCCATCATTTCCATCATTTTTATTACTTGTATATTTTGAAACTTCATTTTTAAGTTGGTTGATACTTTTTAACCAATCAACTTTATTATCTGAATCTTCTTGTGTATATAAATATCCCATTGAACCTATATCAAGAAGAACCATTAACCAAAAGTAATCTTTTATTTTTTGTATTACTTTAGAACTGCTGGATGTTAGATATGCATGAGTAATAATATATGCAATACTTCCATATAATAAAGTTGTTAAATATTTTTTATTACTATTATTTTTGTCTATAATAGATGAATTAAAAATTATATAATAATACATTTCACAATTATTTTTTAATAAATTTTTTTTAATAATTTTTTTTAATAATTTTTTAACTTCTTAAGCAAATTACCAATATTACAAATAAAAGACAAAATATAAAATAAAAATGAACACTAATATTAACACAAATACAAATATTAATAAAATTAAACTATTTATTACATCTGTAATAAGGTCTTGATAAGTTTTCCAAATATCCTATATTATTTTGTTATATTTAAGAAGTTTTTTTTTAATTATCTTATTTAAAGTGATAGTATAAATGATTTATAAAAAGTTAAAATAATAATAATAATATCGAGTTATTATGCTTATAGTTTATCATAACTTATAAATATGGATAATACTATTAAAAAATTTACATTTACAAGCACTTCAAATAGTCTATTAAAACAAGTTTCTTATTATGTATCAAATCATTTTCGTATATCTTGGGATAATCCAAGTAAAAAAATTAAATTAAATGATAAAGATGATACAGGTGATACGGGTGATTTTGTTGAAATAGTTGGGTATTCATCTAAAATAGATAATAATAAACATAAAAATAAATGTTATAGAAATGGAATATTTACATCGTTATTATCGAATGTAGAATATCAACTAAATTTTGAAGGATATTCTTTCAGTTTTAAACAAGTAGAAGAAGGGCCACAACCGAATGAAGACCCAAGTAGCACTTATGAATTTTATAAAAGAATTTATATGGAAACTTCTGCTCCAGAAGATGTTATTAGTAATTTGTTATGTAATGCTGAAAAATTATATCGGATAGATATTTTAAATGAAGAAGATTTTAAGGATAAAACTTCTATATATATGTATGATGATGGTTATTGGGAACATTTAACATCCAGAGAACCAAGGTCATTGGATACTATTTATTTACCTACTCCCAGAAAATCAAGTATTACAAATTCAGGTATTTCTATTGATAAACATTTAGAGAATTTCTTAAACCCATATACTAAAGAAAAATATTTCAAATTAGGAATACCATATAAATGTAATTATTTATTAGAAGGACATTGGGGAACTGGTAAAACAAGTTTGATAACTGCTCTGGCAACACATTATGGTTATGGGTTATCTATATTACCCTTTTCTTCTAAATTAGGTGATGTTGAATTATTTCGTGCAATAAAGAGAATGAGAGAAAAAACATTCTTAATCTTGGAAGATATTGATTCTCTTTTTATTGATAGAAAATCTGGTGATACTAATAAAAATAGGATTACATTTAGTGGATTGCTTAATACATTAGATGGAATCGCAACACCAGATGGATTAATTACATTTATGACAACAAATCATAAAAATAAATTAGACCCTGCCTTAATTAGACCAGGAAGAATTGATTATGTTATGAAATTTGGATATATAACAAAGAATCAAATGAAATCAATGTTTATTAAGTTTTCTGATTTACAAGAAAAAGAAGAACAAAATAGTAAATTTACAAAATTCTGGGATGCACTTAAAAATGTTAATTGTAAAGATAAATTAACAACTGGATTATTACAACAATATTTGTTTAAATATTTAGATGATTCGGATGCTATGATAGAAAATGTAGAAGAATTAAAAGATATTTATCAAAGTCTGAATGAAGAAAAAGATTCAAGTTTATATACTTAGTCATACATATTTAATAAATTATATATTTTATTATATATTTTATTATATATTTTATAGATTAATAAAAGGTTCAAATAGTTTAGTGAAGAACAGTTTTGGGATATTTTGTTTTTCGGAGTCTATAGCATATTTATGAATTATTAAACAAGGTCCGTTATTAATTTCTATTATTTTACCTCCATTCTTTTTCCAAGATACCGAAATATCTTTGCTAATAAAATCTACACCTGACAATTTACTACCAGTTATATTAACTGCTTTTAATACCATATCTATATTATCGACATGAACTGTATCTAATGGTATTCTGTTTATTTTAGAACCGTTATGGTAATTACATACTTTACTAACTATTACTTTTTCTCTAATACTGGGGATACTATTTAAATTTTTATCTTGTTCTTTTAGAACTTTCGTATCAACATTATGAATTTTAAATTGTCCTTGTTTTAAATTTTTATTATAGGTTTCAACTAATTTAGTAATATTATCTTTACCATTTCCGATTACATATGGTTTATTTCTTAATAACACATCAATAATCTCATTATTATATACTAATAGTCTATAATCATTACCAACAAGTTGTTCTTCAATTAATAGTTTGTCATATGAATTTGATTTATTTAAACTTTTTTCTAAGTCATGTATGTTATTATTATTCATAATAACACCAATCCCACCGGTTCCTGATAAAGTTTTAACAACTATAGGATATTCCAAATTATGATTATTCATTATTTTATTATTTGTATTATAAAGCATAAATTTAGGAACAGGTATATTGTTTTTATTTAGTAAATCGCTTGTATAATATTTATTATTTGTTATTTTATTTGAATTTTTTGGATTTATATTTTTACAATCAAATATTTTCACTTTATTTGGATATTGTCGAATTAATTTTTTATTTATTTTGTCATATTTAATATTTAAATCAGAATAGTCATCTGCAAATTCATTTGAATAAAATTGTATTCCTTCAATTATTTTATTATTATTTATTGAATAACTTATTGTGAAATATATAAATAATAATCCGAATAGTAATAATATAAACAATAATATAAATTTATATTGTTTATTTATCATATTTATTATTTTAATAGAACAATATATATTTATGGAAGAAAATATAATAATTATAATAATATTCGAAAATCAAAAAGAGAAAACCGGCATTTTAAATTAAAAAATATTAAAATGTCAAAAAAGGTGAAATAATATGTATTAACTATTGATATTCATTAATTTTTTATACTTTGATAGATCTCGAGTCGGAAAATATTTTTCTATATCATTTACTTCATATTCATTAATTTTTTTACTATCATCCAAAGATGGATATTTATTATAATTCATATCATTATCACTACCATCCCAAGATTGATATTTATTATAATTCATATCATTACTAATAATATTATTACTACTCTCAATCACATTATCACTACTCACAATAACATTATCACTACTCACAATAACATTATCACTACTCACAATAACATTATCACTACTCTCAATAACACTAACATTATCACTACTCACAATAACATTATCACTACTCTCAATCACATTATCACTACTCACAATAACATTATCACTACTCACAATAACATTATCACTA